AAAAAAATATTTAAAGACGGTTGTAGTATCTATACTACATATGAATCGTAAACCGTATTCTTTACGGAAAAAAAAATCTCTTTCAAAAATTAATTCTAAACCAAATCATAAACAACAACTGGACATATTTAAAAAAGAGACTAAAAAAATAAAACTATTACACGATGAATTAAAACAAATAGAAAAAAAAATAAAAAAATATTCGAATGATCATAGCGTATTACCACCAAATGATTTAGAAACTAAACTATCTCTTATAGACAGGAAAAGGGAACTTAAATATTCTATAGATACTATTCAAGATGGGTCAACACTAAACAATTATTTATTAGAAAATGCAAATGATTTATTTTCTACATATAAAAAAAAACCTATACAAGAAATAGAATTAAAAATAAATAATGTATTACAGTATTTTTGTAATGAAAGAAAAGAAAAGTCTATAGATACAAAAAAAGAATTTAATAATCGGGATTTCAATAATGATAACAATAATATTAAAAATGTATGTTATGATTGTAATGTAGAAAAAATTTTATATCAAACAGAAGGCATTATTGTATGTCCAGGTTGTGGTATTCAGGATAAAGTATTAATATCCTATAATAAACCATCCTATAAACAACCTCCGAGAGAAATGAGTTATTTTGCGTATAAAAGAATTAATCATTTTAATGAATGGTTAGCACAATTTCAGGCAAAAGAAACAACAGATATTCCTAAGAATGTATATGATACTATTATTGATGAAATAAAAAAGGAATCTTATATATCTATAGATACTATATCTATTGCTAAATTGCGAAGTATTTTAAAAAAATTAAAATTAAATAAATATTATGAACATGTTCCACATATTATTAATAGATTGACAGGAACACCGGCACCAATTATCACGCGAGATATCGAAATGAAATTGCGTTCTATGTTTAAAGAAATTCAAAATCCTTGGATGAAATATTGTCCTAATAACAGAAGTAATTTTTTATCATATTCCTATGTTCTATATAAATGTCTTCAATTATTAGAAATGGATGAATATTTGGAATATTTCACTTTATTAAAATCAAGAGAGAAATTAGCAGAACAAGATAAAATATGGAAATCTATATGTGGTGACTTACGATGGGAATATATAAAAACAATATAAAAACAATATAAATTAATAAGTATGTAATACTTATTAGTTAATATTATATGTGTGAATTTTAAATGGTTTATTTATCGTGGGAAACCAACAAGATTAGCACCAATACCGAAACCAGCACCTTGTCTGGCAGCATTACCAATACTTGGAGCGAACATATCTAAGATAGCGAATACGCATGCAGCGACTAAGGAAATAATAACAATTTCCTCAAACCGTAATTTACTTTTTGGAATGGCCCATGCTACAAAGGCAACGGAACCGCCTTCAATCAAATATTTAACAGCTCGTTTTAGAATTTCTTGAATATCAAAAGATGTCTGTAATCTGTTTAACGTATCACCCATATTATTTATATTATATATAAAGATAATTTTTTCTATTTAAAGAATAAAATATAATAAATAAATATAAAATGGAGTTAACAGAAGATTATTTAGAAGCAGATCGCGAAATAAGAGGACAAAATTATGTATGTTTATCATTTATCTCGCCCGAAAATGTATTGAAAAATAAACAAATGTTTTTGGTTAATAAATTCTTACAATCTATATCTTCGGAATATAATTTAGATGAAAAAAAAGTGGAAGATAAATATAAAGATTTTTTATTTTCAAATGAAACAGAATTAAATAGTCAATTTAGTGAATTAAATAATTTTAAAACATCGGTAAGAGGTCTTAAAGTAAGAGGAACGTATGATACTTTACAAGAAGCAGAAATGCGTGCAAAACGTTTACAAAAAGCAGATCCTAATTTCAATGTATTTGTGGGCCAAGTTGGATATTGGTTACCATGGGATCCAGTTCCTACCGAAATTGGGAAAGAAAGTTACTTAAATGATGATTTGAATTCGTTAATGTCTAAATATAAAGAAAATATGGAAGAAAGAGATGAAATCTTTAATACGCGCAAGCGCGATTTAATACAAAAAAATAATTTAGAAGTTAAAGAGCAACTTGCAAAATTAGAAGAATTAGAAAGTGAAAAAGAACAAATAGATAATATAAGTGAATCATTGCAATCAGAAGATCCGTGGTTAAGTCGTCAATCCTCGCGTTCTGTGCCAACAGAAACCGTAAATGATACATCATCAGAAATCAATCTAGCAGAAGAATTAAGTAAGGTTAACGCAACTCCTGAAACTTCATAAATACGTTTTTTCTATATTTAATATTCTATAAAATAAATTATTTATTATTCTATAAAATAATTTATTTATTACTACTACAGGTTTAATTTAAATCATACACCTTTATATTATTTTTTTTTTGATGTTTGTTAAAGGTCCGTTTATTTACTGTAAACTCTTTAAATATTTTATGTTCTATTTGTTTATGTGGAATGCCCTTTGAAGAATATTTGGCAGAATCTATATAAAAATTAAAATCAAATTCATTATCATAAAAAGAATCTCCATTTTTATCTGTCAATAATGTTTTTACATATTTATAAATGAGTCCATTTTTTGGAAATATAGTTTCTTCTAAAAGATTGGAAGCAAATAACGCAAGATCTATAGAAGGATTAAATGGAATCTTTTTTTTATTTTTAAGATTAATACGATTATAAATAAATTGTCCAAATGTAGGTCCTATAGAATTATATACATTATTTTTACCTTCAAAATTATTAAAACTATAGGACGCTCGTCCCCAATCTATAATTTTTAATATTTTATTATAGGTTGGTATCTTATAATATTTTTTTTTATAAGTATAATATAAAAATTCTTGTTTAGTATGTGTAAACATTACATTAGAGAAATGTAAATCATTATGATGTAAATTAAAATATTTTTGTATAACTGTTAATGCGGATATAACTTGAAATATATATGATAACCATTCTCTATCTTTAATTGTTTCATCATTGTCCTCTTTGTCATGAAAATAATTTAATAAATCGCCGTCCATTTGTTCTGTAGCAAGTAATAATATAGGGGTATTATAGGTTTCTAAATATATTTCATTTTTTTTTTTAATTATTTTAAATTTTATATTATTATAAGGGTCATCTTTTACATAGTCTATAGTTTCTTTGTCATACTCTTCTGTTATATTTAAAGTATGTTTTTTTAAATATGTTTGTACAAAACCATAGAAAAATGGGAAGTGAGGAGTTATTTTTTCTTCGACTAATCGAGACGTTACATACGTACAAAATACCTCTATATTACTAAAATTATTACAATTATATAAACTATTTTCTTGAATAAATCGTTTATATACATTTTCTTTAGTATTTCTTTCAATTAATAAAGCGTACATATCAATTATAAAACATTCCTTTAAAAAGATATTTTGTATATATTTTTTATTATTATAAGAAATGACACTTTTAAATATTTTCCCATTTGTATCGATATTTTTTATATGTGACAGTATTTTAATTAATTGTTTTTTATTATTAAATGTTTTGTATTCTAGTTTTGTATCAGATAATAACGTAAATAATGAATTAAAAAAAGAGATGGTATTTGTTTTATAAAATTTTTGTATAGATTTTTTTAATTTATATTTATGCAATGAATTATATTCTTTTAGTTGTAAAATACCATACATTAAAATTATTATACTACATGAATTTTATTCATTTAATTAAACTAATATATTTTTAATAATAAAAAAAACAAACTATATACTTATATAAATGCGTAAGAATTGAGAAAATCTTAATATCTGTATATATTACTATATGGAATTTAAAATAAAAAAATTTGATATTCGATCTATAGATAATGACAAAGTAGTCGTTTTTATAGGAAAACGCGATACAGGTAAAAGTATATTAGTAAAAGATTTATTATTTTATAATAAAAATATACCTGTAGGTACGGTTATATCTGGTACTGAAGGTGCTAATTCCTTTTATTCTAAAATGATGCCTAGTATTTTTATTCATAATGAATATAAACCAGAAATTGTTGCAAATGTATTGAAGCGCCAAAAGGGGATTATTAGTAAAATTAAAACAGAAGTATCCGAAAGAGGCGATTCGAATATAGATCCTCGTTTTTTTCTTATATTAGATGATTGTCTATATGATAAAACGTGGGTGAATAGTAAATCTATTCGAAGTGTTTTTATGAATGGACGTCATTATAAAATTATGTTTATCGTTACTATGCAGTATGCTTTGGGTATCCCCCCTAGTTTACGAACAAATATAGACTATGTATTTATATTGCGAGAAAACTATGTATCTAATCGCAAACGTTTATATGAACAATTTGCTGGGATGTTTCCGTCCTTTGATATGTTTTGTCAGGTGATGGACTCGTGTACAGAAAATTATGAATGCCTAGTTATTAATAATAATGCTAAAAGTAATAAATTAGAAGATCAAATATTTTGGTATAAAGCAGAAATGCATGAAGATTTTAGAATAGGCGATAGGCGGTTTTGGAAATACCATGTCGATAATTATAATCCTAACCATTCCAATAAGCAGGAAGATACATTGTCACAATTAAATAAAAAAGGTAAACTTAACATTAATATTAAAAAATGTTAGTAGTATTTAGGTAAGATAATTTTAATATAACAAAAAGTGTATATTAAAATTTTCATCATTATATAATATTTTATAAATCGATTACAGCACGGTTTTTATTTAATTTCCAATCTTGCTCTGAGCGGTCTTTTTCGTTATTACGCGCAAGGACATTAGATATAATATAGGGTTTCATGCCTACTTGTAACATTTCATAGTGTAAATTATTGCAATCTTTAGGAAAACATGTTCCGCCAAATCCATGTTTGCCATCATGACCAGGTACTGTCGTATGACTGTTAGTAATACGATTATCGAGGGTAGCATGTTCGATTACATTAGTATAATTAATGTCTTTTAAAGAACAAAATTCATGTATTTCATTGCAAAAAGATACTTTGGTTGCGAGATATGCATTACGAAATATTTTAACCATTTCTGCTTCTTTGTTATTTATAAATTTAATATTATTATATTTAATTTTATCATTTATGTAAGCGTTATTAAATAAATTATGTACACTTCTTTTAAAATGCTGATTTTGTAATGAATATTTATTGTTATCTTTAAGACCAAAAATCCAATGTTGATTATTAATGAAATCTTGTTTATATTTTTTTTCAGTTAAAAATTCTGGCATAAAATAGCAGTTTAACAGATCACTTGTTCCAGGCGGAACCGTGGAACGTATAATAACAATAGAATGATTTAAATCAATATGTTTATGCATAGCAGTAATGATTTTTTGTATAATATTTGTATGACATAATCCATTTTTTTCCATAGGTGTAGGAACGGCTATAAAAATAATATCGCAATTATAAATATCGTGTAAAGTTGTATAACTGGGATCACATTTAGTTGGATCTACATCATAAATATAACATTCATTATCTTTACAACGGAGTAAACTGGTAGCATTACCTACAAACCCATTTCCAATTATACCAATTTTCATTAGATATATAGATATATAGATATATATATATAGATATATATATCTTTAAATATATATCTTTAAATAAAAATAAACTTAAAATCCGGGGTCTCCACTATAAATTTCAGGAGAACTAGTACTTGAAAAGGATTTACTTAATGTAACTATAAATAATAATATAAAAATAATACTGAATAGCGTTCCAAATAATTTAAGATACATCTTAATATCATTGTCCTCAATGTTTATAAATGTTTTTATATTTTTATTAACATAAAATAAAACTAATAATAATAAACTAAGAATTATAGAAAAAAATCCAATAATAAGCGTATTCATTTTCTATATATGTATATATTTTATTGTATTATTTAAACTTATAGAGAAAATATTTAAAATAATTCAGCATCATGAAAAAAACTTATATCATCAGAAATATCAGAGTCTTCTTCCGAAATATCACTAATTTCAGATGTATAGGGTTTGGGAGTCGTTTTATTTTTTAATATAACTGTTTTAATATCAGTCGATTCCTTATTCATAATAGTATTTAATAATGTATCCATATCTTTATGTGTTTGGTTAGCAATTTCTTTAGATGAATTAGATACTTTTATGGCATTATCTAAAACTACTGATTGATTAGTTTGTATTTCTTGCAAAGAATTATTTAATTCTTCAATCATTAGGATATCATTTTTATAAACCTTATCTTTATTGATAACATTTTTTTTTAAATTAGTTTTAATTATATTATTTTTTATAGTTTCTTTTAAGTTTTCTTTTTCTTCTTTTTCATAAAGATCCATTTGTAATGTTTTATTTATATTTTTTTCTTTTTCTTTTTCTATATTTTCTAGACGTTCTTTTTCTTGTTTTTCTTGTTTTTCTTTTTCTATATTTTCTAGACGTTCTTTTTCTTGTTTTTCTAGACATTCTTTTTCTATATTT